TATCTTAATACGCTACGATCGTAAACATATGTGCTGCCTGATTCTAACGTACTGACAGTGGTAGTCGGCGCACCAATTACAACTTGACGTCCATCAGTTGATGCAGCAACACTATAACCAAAGTTGGCACTGCCGGCTGGGCCGTCAATTTTATCAACGTATTTAAAATATGTTTTGGCAGATGCCATAATGATGGCGCTAGGACCTGGATTTGAACCAGCTTCAAATGTGACTGTTGTGCCAGTAAATGTATAATCAATGTAAGGGCGCTGTACTTCGCCGTCAACTGTTAATGTGAACGAGTTGGTGGTTGTTGCAGTATACAAATACTCTGCTAAATCAAAGTTAGTTGTGTTGTTGACACCAGACCCAGCAGGTGTAAATGTCACAATGCCACCAACAGTCACAGTATCAACTGTGATAACCAAATCATTGGCCGGGGATGTGCCACCGCCGATGGTGGCAGCATTGATTGTGAGAGTGTCGCCGGGTGCATAACTTAATCCAGGAGCAGTCAATGATACAACATATGTTCCGCGGGTGCGGTCAACTGTAAATGTTGCTTGTGAACCGGAACCAGACGTAGAATCTTGTGTTACGCCGTAGTAAACTTGATTGTCAAGTTGAACCGAGTCTCGACGTGCAATTACAATTGTTAATCCAGAATCAGGAGCAGTAGTAAACAGCACTGCACTTGCGCCTACTGTGTAATCAATACCTTCTGTTTGTGCAGTGTTGTTGACAACAACTACCAATTGTCCTGGCTGCGTATAATCAATAATAATATCGTCTGCGTATGTGAATTGTTGTGTTACCCCATTTGCTGTGTACGTAACTGACTGCAATGACGAATCAACACGCCCGTATGCATAAACTGCATTTTCAGCAGGTGCACCGACATAAACAATACGTTCGTCTTTGCTTATTGCAACTGACGTACCAAAACTTCCTGCACTGGCAGCATAGTCTGGTGCAACTAGCAACTGAGGCTGTGTAAAAACACCTGACTCGCTTCTATTAATAATTGATGCATATCCAACACCACTGGCACTGAGACTTGCTCCTGCTACTGCCCATGTTTGATTGCCAAAATCAATGTCGTTTCCGTAACCCAATGTTCCAGGTGCAGTCAAGAACAATAAATTATCTTCTATGTATGTTCCTGTTGTGCCACGTTGATAAGGATATATTGCGCCTGTTGCTGTACCAGTCGAATCGTTGAAATAAGCAGGTGCTCCTACCAATGCGCCAAGATTGTTGTACGTTTGTGCAACGCTTGTGCCGTAACTGGTATTTTCTACAGGTATAGATTGTGATAAAGACTGGCTATCACCAAATACGTCTTGTTTTTCTAATACTTCCCATAGCCCTGCACCGTTGTTGTCAACCCAGGCTAGTGCGCCCGGCACCAAGTCATTGGCGTATGATAACGAGCCAATATCACTTGCTTGCGATACACGCATTGTGTCAAGATAAAATGCTAAACCAGATCCGGTTGCAGTGGTTTGACCACCGTTAGGGAAAGCATATGCCACTGTTAATGTAGTTGGCTTGGGTGTTGTTAACACGCGGTATACACCATTAAATGATTCGTTGAAGAAGCGAACAATCAACAAATCGCCTCGATTCAGATTGTGTACTGCCGAGAATGTAACTACACTTGTTCCGTCAAGGTTATCACTTACCCGATTAATTTTTCCTGGTGTTTGTGTTGCACGATATACATTCCAGTCAAAGCTGTTTGTTTTGGCTACCCAAATACGTGTGCCGTCACCGACATTGTCAAGCTCGGCTGCAATAGTGCTTGGATCGTCTAATGAAAATACTGTGATGTCAACATCGTCAATGTTTACATAGCCTGCACTTGGCAAGGCTGTATCTGTAACAGTGGACGTTGTTGTAGGAAGGATATTTGGCGATGTTAATTTATAGCTTTGACTCCATACATCATTCAAGAACACAGTCTGGTTTGCTACACTTGTTTCGCCAACATTGATAACTTGGATTGTCGAAGGATCACTCTGTAAAAATGATTCGTTTAGTTGCAACTCAAAGTAGCTACGGTTTGCGTTGGCGCCATACGTTCCACGACGGATAGCCCAATTTTCGTAAATTTGATAATCGGCAACTTCCTTGCCAAGGTTTGCACCTGTGAATATGTCAGTGGCAAGCGTTGTGCCTTTGGTACTGATAAATTGTTGGTATAAGTTAACTTGACTTGTGTCGTCAAGATTCAACGCAACCATATAGTCGCGTGGCTGGAATCCGATCAATCCATAACTTAACAAATCATTGTCGCCCTCTAAGTTAGCTGTTTGTGTATCGTAACTGTTGGCCAATTGATCTGCTTTGTTGGCAATGTTGGGCAACAATCCTTTTTGTATTTTGGTATAGTCACTCTTGATCCAATCAGAATACGCAAACTCTCTTTTGGGTTGCACGATTGTTTGCGCAGACCAGTAGTTGTTTTTAAAATTTACAATTTCGCCTTTGGCGTACTTGCGATTTGGTATCCAACTCTGCACGTTGTCTTGGTTAAGAATAAATCCTTGTGCATTTAATGTTCCTTCCCACTCGGTAGTAGTCATTGCTACAACGTTGATACGATTTTGTCTTGCAGCAGTTGTTGGGTTATATACCAAGTCGTTAAAAATACTAACGTTGTCGAGAATTACAAGATTTTCGTAACTTGTATAGCGCAAGTTAGCATACGCAATTGCTCGGCCGTCGGTGCTGGTTACACTGAATCTATTTTCTAAACGTTCAATAATTAAATTTCTAGCATCAAACGGCTGGCGGTTTTGATCCAACATTATATTTTCAATGTTTTGCATCATGACATTGTCAATGACCGCACCTGGTTGTTCAGCAATCAACTGTGTCGCTGCCGGGTTTAAATTAATTAAGCTATTGACACCCCATCCTTGGTTGGCCCAATATAAAAATTCTCTGGCCATTTGTTGCCAATCAAGCGGATATCCGTTTTCTCTGTCTTCGCCAAATATTAATCCTTGGGTGGTCAAGTATTGACCGTAACTCAACAAAAAGTCAACCATTGACGATTGATTTGTGAATACAAACCCGTATGGTACTTGCACAACATCTGTTGTGTATTGTTTTGGTACACGAACACTGCTGCCGCCTGATGCAACTGTTTGTAATTGACCATTGGTGCGACTGGCCAAAATATTAAAATACGGGTCAGTGGTGCTGTATCCAAGAACAGCATATCCATTCTCAACTGCTTGCACAATAACAGCACTGTACGCTACAGAACTAAACGGTACATTTTTGTACAATAATAAATTGTAGCTTTCGTCTGGCAATAGTAAACTTGAGTTCTGACTATCAGGGCTAGAACGCTCTGTGTATACTTTGAGGTATTGTTTGTCTGTAAAGCTGGCTGTTCTCCAGCACAAGCGAACATCAAGACTTGCCAATGCATCCTCTAATGCATCAGTTGAGTTGATGCCCAACTGTTGATTGTAATCTACAATCCAGTTAATGTAACTTGCTTTGCTAACAGGCGTAATAGTTCCATTGGTGGCAGCAGACACATGTCCGCCATACACTTGAACGCCATTGGCATCTAATCTATAACGTCCGTTGTATAGATATTGCTCAAGTTCGGCATTGTATTTGTAAAGATCGCGGTCAGCAAACAAGCTGAAAAATTCTGCAGGGCGTGTTAACGCTAGTAAACGCATAACAGCAAATGGATAGCTACTGCTTGTCCACCAGGCAGCTTCGGCAGGTCCGCCATCCCCGACTACCCAACTCTTACGGAAAGCATTAGGATCATAAGACCCAACTACACTTTGTAGTGGTGACAACAATGCACCTTCTGATCCAGAAGGAATAAAATATGTTGATAAGTTTGGCCGTTTGTATTTTTCAAGTACATAAGGTCCTGCAGGATCGGCAACATATCCTGCTTGCATATCATCCCATAGCACCAAGTTATCACTTGTGTAAGGCACAGGGCCGTAACGGCCGGTCCACCATGCGGGCTGTTGACTAAATCCAACCATTTCCCATGGTGTGGTAGCAGGAGTTAACGTATCGTAAAAGTCTCTGTAAATTCCACGCCATGCACCAAGCAACGGTTGGTTCTTTTGTTTGTCTCCAGCCTGGCTGTAATTGTATGTAAACTCGTTACTACTGATGTATTGTTGAGTTTTATAATCTATTTTGTTTTGGCCAACCCAGGTCAAGAAACTTTCACCAAGTATGTTTGTAATTTCGGCAGCAGTGTAATCAGTTGTACGGAAGTAGCCGGGAATTACATCTTCGGCAACAAGCGGCACAGGATTGCCTTGTGTTTTTAAGTTGTTAAAAATTCTACGTTCGAATTCTAACAGTACATCGTCGCGCATGTCGCCAAAGGCAGCGGTGATACTGCCGTCATGGCCGCGGATGACCATTGTGGGATTGACATAGTTTGTGTCCAGGAACATTTCAGGTTTAAATGCTGGATATAAACCTAACTTGGTGGGAGTATTGGGAACAAAACTGCCAGTGGTTGTGGTGTACTCACGGATGGTGACAATGTCACCAACGGCCAATGTTGCAGATACGTTAATACGTGGTCCATCTGTGGCCACTGTATAATCGTGGTTCAATGTTAATAAATTGCCGTTTAGATAAACCAACAAACCCAAGAAGTTGGCAGATGTAAATGTGTATGTTTGAACAGTATCAAACACACCAGTGGTAATTGGAGTTACAGTATGGTCAACTTCTGTATACACACTTCCACTTGGAATCATGTCGCTGTAGAAAAAGCTGTTTACATTTGATTTGCCCAAACTCATGTCAGTGATGATAGAATCAAGAATCTGACTTGTTGTGTATGTGCCCCATTCACTTAGAATAGAATTTTCTAACATTCTATTCTTGAATTTATTGTATTCTCTGTCGTTGAACTCTAATGACTTAAAGATATTATACTCGGGTTCTCTCATAAAGAAGCCAGCCAGCGTCATTGGAGAACTTTGTTGCAATATTGTTGTGCCATATCGGCTGATATTGCCCAGGTCTCGGGTATTGTTAGGGCCGTTGATGCTGCCAGAGAAATTTATTAGATTTTCTGCAATACTTTCGTAATGTGTTCTGACTGTGCCGAGTGTGAACGAAGGACTGTTTGCGTTGAACGGGTTATTTTCTAAGTTAACAGGAACTTCATAAAATCCCGTTTTGCTAACTTGGTTACTTAACACCTGTACTTCAATTACAGAGTCAGGAACATAAATTTTACTCAGCGTAATTACAGTTGTGGTTGCATTTCTTGTAACTGTGTAATCTTGGGGCAACACAAACTCATTGGCCACATACAACAAAATTGCAGGGACTACATTGTTTTCAGGAACAACAATGTCTAATTGTAAAGATCGACCGTCATAAACAAACTGGAACTGTTGTCGTATTTGACTAGGTGTGACAGCAACTTCCCATCCAATTTTGCGTGCATATAAAACACGATCAGCATATTGATACACAAAACCGTCGCTGACATTGCCAACAACACCAGATGTACCAGTTACATAGTTAAATGTATCAGTATATAAATTGTTATCAAACACAATGTCGCCGATGTTGGCAAGACTCAAGTAACGAATCGGAAATGCCAATACAGGGTCTGCTGTTCCTGTGCCTGTTGCATAGCTGAATAATTTACTGCCGACAAAAGTAGTACTGGGGTACGATGTTTGATTGCTAAAACTTACACCAGCAGAATCAAACACATCAAACAAAGGTGCTTGATTGGCAGAAGTCTTTTCTTGCGCCAGTATCCAATTGACACCGTCAAAGTAATAACTCAACCCTTGTTGAGTTATTCCGCTTAGTGCAACTACAGTTTGATTAACAAGTACAGTAGAATCATACGCAGGTGTTAAATTTATAATAGGTTGGTTAATCAATGGATCAACTGTGTCGGGCTCAATAAATGTCACTTCGTATATTTTGTTACGAACTTGTAAGTCTGAGTCATTGGCAAAAATAATGCGGCTGCCGGTGATAAGTGTATACCCGTCGGTGCTGTACCCAATTGAGCCGTTGATATTGCTAAATGCGTCGGTTGAATTAAAATCAACAATATTAACTGGCTGTTTGCCTTGTGTACCGAATCCAAATAATTTTGTGCCAGCATTGAATTCTAAAATTGGGCGCTTGGCTCTGAATTCATTGTTCAGCACTGCTACAGTATTGTTATATGCGGCACTGGCATTGATAACATCAATGTGGAACCAACGGTTAGAGCGTGTCCACGCATTTAAATCAGGACTGGCACGATTAATTGTCAAATAGTCGGGAACCAGCGGAGCATTGTCTGTGGCATCATAATTCCCAACGTCGTACCCAGTGCTGTCGTACGGAACACTTGCACTTTGTGTATATGTTTCGGGAGTAATAAAATCAGCAACTGGTAATAATTTAATTGCAGTTCCTACACCTTCAACATAGTATTCTTGATTTTCGTAACTGGCAGGAAATGTTGTTCCACGGAATTGCACTTTAAGACCATTGGTAAACTTTACTCCGGTTGGACTGGTATATGTAGGTTGTCCAATGATGTCGCTGATAAAAATTGTATCAGCCTGCTCTTGGTCAATTACTCGTATCTGTCCAAATATTTCTGGGTCAGTGCCGTCTTGGTAATATAAAACATCTTTAATTGCTGTCAGCAAAGGAATCTGTTCAAACACACCGTTGGCATTTTTATACCATTCGGTATTTGAGTATTCAGTTCCAAACAATATGTTAAATTTGTTCAAATTATCAACAGACAATACGCTGTTCAATCTAATGTATTGTTGTCCGCCTGTTGTGGTAACATATTCAATTCTCCATACACTATAACGTTGTGCTTGAGTCAGCGGCGTTGCTTGTGCAAACGGAATGCTGTCAAAAGAACCGGCTCCGGCAACGCCGCCGCCTGTGTTGATCAACGGATCAAATTGTGTAGTAACATCCCACCCGCCTTGGTCAGGATCGGCATTATTAATAAATGCAACTGTGCGGCCATCTAAATTGGTAATGCCGTCGATGCCACTTGGATTTTGTGTCAAAAACTCAGTTAAAAATTGATTATTAATTTGTTCAAATTTTAAATTAGTTATTAAATCAACTGATCCGATGCTAGGTAGTGAATAATAAAAACTTTGTGCGGTTGCCGATGGAACATCAAATGTGACTGTGCCAAGATCTTCACCGTTGTTGGATACACCCAACACGTCTCTACTGCTGATGTTGGGTGCATACGGAAGAGTTCCAGTGACACCAGGTTCTGCTTGAATCCAAAAGCCGGGTCCTGTACCAGGTGTGCCGTCTACAATTGCAAATGTTCCTTGCATGTTGAATTGCGTTTCGCTGGCATAGTACAAATTATCTGGTGCGTCCTGTGGAACAGTAAATGTAATATTTCCAGTTTGTGATCCGTTGCGACTTACGCCTGTGTTGTATTGATCGCCTGTGCCTTGACTAGGAGCAGATTTAATCCAAAAAGGCGATGCTACATCAAGGTTTAAGTTGAAGACATAAGTGTTGCCACGAATCAATGTCAATGCCGGATTTGGCACATAGTCAATTACGTATGCAGATATGCCAGTTGACGTGACACGAAAATTTACCGATTCTTTATTGTTTTGTGCTACATTAAATGTGTAGTTGCCGCCTCGAACAAGAGTAATAGCCGGATTGTTTGTGGTGTAGTTAGAAAAAGTGTATACGCCATTTGCTCGTGTAACTGTATAATTGGCTGTTAGTGGAATAGCAGTGGCGCCTACGTCAACAGATGACGGCCCTGCTGGTAACCAATAATATTGACTAAAGTTTACAAACTTGTCAAAGTCAACTTGTGGATTCCATGTATAATACTCGCTGGTGTAAAGTCGATCGCTGTTGTCAGTAAACGCACCTTGAGTGGCCAGCGCATCACTGATGCCAGGATATGTAATGGCATCTTCGACTGTGTCGCTATCAGTCTTCAACATAACAACACCAGGTTCTAACTGATAGTTTCGGCGGTCAGTTGTTGGCTCGACTACATATTGACTGCTGGCGTCAACGCCCGGGCCAACACGACGGCCAACAAAACCTTGTGTCTTTTTAAATTTTGGTTCTTGAACCAGTTGATCTAATGTAGCAGCCAAAAACTGCTTGTTTGTAGATGTTTGAAATATTTCAGGTAAGAAATCTACCGTTCTCACTTTTGCCATTAAATTACTCCGCTGCCTGGGGCAGTTCTAAGGTTAGTACTTGTTAATGCTTCGATAACGGAAATGTCGACCACTGTGGCAGCGTTGACAAATATCTCGTTAGGTGCTGATCTAATTTCGTATAGATCACCAAAACTCTTTTGTGGGTTTAGCGGAACCAATACAACAGAACTCACAATGTCACCCATTTGTTGGTGCAAGTATGATGAAAGTTCTGAAAAGTAAAATACATCACCAAAGTCCCAATTTTCAATTGCAAAATACGCATCTAAGTTGGCTACCACAGTGCTTTTAATTTCACTGATAGATGCAGTTGAATTACTAGCACGAATAACTTTGATAGTTGCTCGTAATTGTTCGGCTGCTTTGGCACCGAACAATGGTTTAAACTTCACAGGATTCACAATCATGTTGTCCGAAATCATTTTATAATTTTGTAATCCTGCATACTCTGTACTTAGCTGATCAATTGTAGGGGGTATCGGCTCTGCCACTGTGTTGGTAGAGTCTTGAATATAATTTCTATAAGCAGTATAATAGTCTTGCGTTACCACATACAAATCAATGATGTTTGTTGAGCCAGGATCAATTCGATTGGTCAATGCACTATTGTGACGATACTGGTAGTATAAATCTTGTCGACCAACACGAGTTTGATATTCTGTTGTTGCTACCAATGCAGTTGTTCCAGATGTGGTCAAACTTAAAATATAAAATAACTTGTCTGTGTACGCATAGAAAACTTGTCCAACCACGTATTGAGCTTTTTCTAATGTGATGTCATCTAATGTAGCATACTGGTCATTGACAATTCCTGATGCAACCAAAACATAACGTTCGAGATTATCAAAGTCCACAATCTTTTGGAAGAATACCAATTTGGTAGTTGCAGCCACATCTGGAGCAACAATTTCGTCAAAGAAATCTGGATTATCAGGAACGCCATCGGCATCTTTGTCTTGCCACGATACCAATACCTGATAGTCATCAACATAGCCGTCTGACAGTACTGGTTGTGCAATAATACGCATTGTAACATCGCTGTCGAGTGGCAAGTTTGAATCAGGGCGACTATTTGTTTTCAACACTCTTACAAAATCACGAATAACTGTTCCTGTGCGACTGTCGTACACTTGCTCGTCGCCGTAGAAGAAAAATCGTGTTTCGAGAACGCTGCCAAAGTAGTAGTTGAGTGCTCGTGTTGTTACTGTGTACGACTCGCCATCTGTGACAAACTGTACGACCCAACTTGCATCAAGGTTGGCACCTGACGTGTCTTGTGCATAATCCTGACTCCAGGCAGCATTGACTGCAAGATTTGATGCAGTGATCACATACCAGGTGTTGGTTAAGTTATTGTAACCTAGACCAAAATTGCGGTATAGTTCAATCTGTGACCGTGCATTTTGTTTAACAGTTGTTCCTAAATCAGTTACAAACAAAGGAATAACTTCGACACATTGTGCATTAGTTGGAACATAGTTGTTGAGCACAACTGGACCTAGACCACTAGTGAAGTTGCCGCGCCCTTGGTTGGTTCCGTCAAGATATACCGCAGTAGCAGAAGCCCAAATAGTTAATTTTTCGTCTGCTCTTGTGGGGGTGCCTAATACCAATCTATTGTTGGCATCAAAGTAATAACCAGTTGGGGATCTAAATTTAATCAAACTGCCAATTTGCACATATTGCATATTGTTGCTGGAATATGTGCCCACTGGCACTGGATTCCCGGCGGTATTTTTAAAATAACCAGTTGTCTCGTTGGCCAATGTTGTACTTTGATTCCAACTGACTGCCAACGCAGTTAATGACGGTCTTGGAAAATTTGCATAATAAAATTGCTTGGCAGCTTCTGTTGCTATCAATGGCTCGACTCGATTAGAAAGCACATCACTGATGTCATTGGTTGTCAACCAGCTAAACAAAAATGTTGGCAATTCGTTTGATTCGTACAACGCACCGTCGCTGCCAAATGTATTGGTGGAACTGTACTTGCCGGTGTTGTCGACCAAGTCAAGGTAGCGACTTGTACCAATTGATGCACGATTGAGTGCTTTGGATTTGATGATTGAGTTGTAAGCGGTAAACGGAAAGTTGTTGTAGTCTTCGCCGTTGACCATACGGTTTTGCGTATAGTAACGGGCCGGAGCACGTTGCTTGATTTCATCAATGGTTTCGCGAGCAAGTGCATTGCTCACTGGTGATGTGATGCCACACGTAACTGTCAGTGTTTCTAATTGGCCAGTACGGCTAACATAACTGATACTTAAAATTACATTTTGCATTTCTTCTGGATTGATAATATACTGCAATCCATTTGATGCACGAACATAAGAACGGAAAAATCCCACAGGAATTTCAGAAAACACACCATCACCAAAGTTCAGTGTAATTTGATCATTAGCTCTACTGGCAACTGAATATATAGGACGCAGGTTTTCTTGTTGTTCGACCGCGGCAGTGTAAACGCTTTCGACATAATCCCATTCGCGGGCAATATTCCCAACGTTGTCCAACTGATACAGCCAGCGATCTGTGTTGTTTACACCTTCAATGTTGACATTGACTGCGCGGTTAGCAATGCGCTCAGGCAAATTAAAATCTTGATTCTGTAATACGCCCTGTTTGAAATAAAAGAAGAAACCAGTGTCAGCAGACGCAAAACCCAATTGGTCGTTTCGGAACAGCATGCCAAACTGCCCGTTGGGCTGTGGACTTGGTTCGTAAACATACTCTACACCTGCAGGTAATCCGGTGGCAGTGGCACTCACAGCTTCAAATGGCATGTTGACACCATCAACCACTGCACTAAACGGAATCACAGGAAGGAATCCTGGTACCAAGTTGACTGTGTATTCATCTGTGCGAATACCTTGAATTGTTGTTCTATTACCAGGGCGGCCAACACGCTGAGTGTTTACCAGTGCAGAATTTATAATGGCATTGAATTGTTCTTGCCAGTCAAAGTTTGTAGGGTCAGCCCAGTTAACAGTAATGTTGGCCAAGTTGATGCCGTTGTAGTCAATGACATTTTCTGTTGTTTGTATTGAAAATACTTTGAGATATCCGTTGGCTTCGGTGTTGCGCTTGGGGGTGTAACCTACCAAGTTTGCAAGTTTGACCACGCTGTCACGACGTTCAGCAGTGTCTAAATAATTTTCACGAGTGTTTAAATCTGTACGGAAGGCCAATGACTGGCCCATAAATGCCATTACATCTAGTATGGCAATAAATTCTGATGATTCAATATAGTCATTGAATGTTTCTGGATAGTACAATCGTACATAATCAACAAAGCTCTTGCGGAGAGTTTCAAAGTCATAGCTTTGGAAGTCAGCTTCGCGGTAAGTTTGATAGATTCGTTTCCAATCTTCAACTCCAAATACTGCGGTTTGTCTAGTAGTTTTTGCCATAATAATCCATCTTGTAGATTATTTATGGCGAAAATAAACCGCCCAGTTTATGTTTATGCGTAGCTTGCGCTGGCGGTTTGTTGGTCGAAGTACAAAGATAAAAATTCAGTTGTTTGCCCTGGAACCAACATCAGTTCAATTTCGATCAATATACCATGCAGTTGCGGGTACATGTTGGCGGATTGCAAATAAATTCTTGGATCCAAGCTGGCTACTCGTTGTATTTCTGCTAGTATGGCACGTTCTGTGTCTTGTGTTTGATTTTCAAATATGTAACTCCATATCATGGTTCCGTACCCAGGACGGCCAACAAGTTGCCCTTGTGTTATATTAAGTGCATTTAATAGATCACGCTTGACCAACTCGAAATCTACCAAAGTAAATTTCTTTGTTTGTCCTATTGTGTTGAAACCTCTGAATGTTGTCATAGTTGTATTTACTTGTATTTTAGGCAAAGTCACTGTCGTCTAGTTCATTTACAAGCGGTAGTCCCAATCTTGCTCTAATAATAGGATCGTTGCCTATGTACGGCGGCGCATTTGGATCTCCTAATGCATTAACACCTCTGTTAATTCCGGTGGACAGATCTTGCAAACTATCAAGGCCGCTAGGAAACGCCCCACTGAGTATGCTCTTGGCCTGATTGCCTGCTTTTTCTAGTGACGCAGTGTCAACTGCTTGTGGACTGAATGTCGGAGTTAGAATTTTATTGCTTCCAACCAGTTTAACAAAAGCGGCATTTACTGTTGTCCTATTAATTGTTCCAGTAAATCCGGCAGCCGGTACAACTCCTGCCACTGCCGCTGGTAATTTAAAATCGCTAAAATTAACAGCAAATTGTCCTTGCTTGGCTAAAGAATCCATTTGTGATTTAATTGACGCTCCGTTGATGTTTGGCAATTTT